CCCGCCTGTACCAGGCGGTGACGATCTCACAGCTCAGAGTAACTTGGTGCCGCTGCATCGACTTGGAAAGGTGCAGCCGGCCAATTCGCCTGTAAATGGCGAACCTGTGAGGCAGTGATGGCAGTGCAGTACAAAAGCATCCCGCTTCAGGATGTTGAGCTAAAAATGATGGAAGGGAGCACGAGGAAGTTCCGTGGCTACGCTTCTGTCTTCAACGGCAAAGATAGTTATGGCGACGTGATTCTTCCCGGTGCCTATAAGAAGTCTCTTGAGACCTACGGTATGCCGAAGATGTTCTTCGGGCATCGGTGGGACTTGCCGATCGGCAAGTGGACGTTTGCGGCCGAGGATGAAAAAGGCCTTCTCGTTGAGGGTGAGCTCACTCCGGGCAATCCACAGTCTGATGCCGTGCTCGCAGCTCTCAAGCATGGAACTGTCGATGGACTTTCTGTTGGCTTCTCTTCTCGTGGTGCTGAATGCCGAGATCTTGATGGTGGCGGGCGTGAGTATAAGTCGATCGGGCGGCTCCTCGAAATTTCGATCGTGAGCTATCCCGCAGACGATGCGGCTCGCATCACTGATGTTAGGTCCGAAGACCTCGACGAAATTGACTCTATTCGAAATCTAGAGAACTTCCTGCGGGATGCAGGCGGTTTCTCGAAGTCGATGGCGACGGCAATCGTCGCTAAATCCCGGAAACTTTTCTTGGATCAGCGGGAGGCTGAGGCCGAAGAGAAGGCATCCAAAGACCTACTCGAGCGACTCAAGAAGCTCGAGGAATCCATCTAGCAAGGAACCGAAAATGGAAACGAAGGACATCATGGAGGCCATCGACCGCATCGAAGAAAAGATGGCAGCTACCTCCGAATCGAACAAAGCTGAGCTCAAGCGTCTCGGTGAAGAACAGACGAAGCTTGCGCGACAGTTGCTTGACGTGCAACAGAAGGGCGTTAAGGTGCAAGAGGCCGTCCGCATGAAGTCGGCCGGTGAAATGTTCGTCGAAAGTGAGAACTTTAAGGCGATGGTTGCTGGTCGTGCTGGCCGTGCTCGATTTGATCTTGACGAACAGGTTGATACGAAGGCTGAGGCACAGAATCCGATCACCACCCCGGCCGGCGGAGTCGTTCAGGCTTACCGCCGCCCCGGAATTCTTGCCGGTGCGTACCGTCCGCTCACAATCGAATCGCTCTTCCCGACGATTCCGATCACCACCAATGCGTACGAGTACGTGATGGAAGACGAGACGAAGCTCGTAAATGGCGCGGCCTTCGTCCCTGAAGGTGGTCAGAAGCCCTTCGGCTCGACTGGGTACGCCCTCAAGCAGGGCACGATCCAGACGATCGCGCATATGGCTCGCGTTTCGAAGCAGCTGATGGCTGACGGCCCCGCGCTCGCCGCGTACATCAATCAGCGACTTGTTTACGGTGTTGATCTAGTCGTCGAAGACGAACTTGTTTCCGGCGACGGCTCGACGAATCACTTGCTTGGCATTTTTGCCGCCGGACAGTACACGCCGCATGACGCGACGACCGATGATCTTCCCGCGAAAAGTGCGACGCTGTTTGATCTTATCCTTCACGCGAAGACGAAGGTTGAACAGGCCTTCTTCCGTCCGAACGTGATTCTTCTGAATCCGGTCGACTGGTCGCGGCTGCAGATGGAGAAGAACAGCTCGGGCGACTACTATCTCGGTCATCCAGCCTCAATTGCTCCGAAGGCTCTCTGGGGCCTGCCGATCTGGCCGACGCCGGCAATCCCGCAGAAGAAGTTCCTCGTTGGCGATTTCACGCAGGCCGCCACGCTTTGGCCGCGCCAGGGCATGACTGTCGAGATGTTCGAACAGGACATGGATAACGTACAGAAGAATTTGGTTACGATCCGTGCAGAGCGTCGTCTCGGCTTTGGCGTCGAGCGGCCTAAGGCTCTCTGTGGTGGAGATCTCGTACTTCCAGTCTCGACGAAGTAAACGGAGATGCGGATGACGATCGACACCTCAACGGCCGTCGGGGCAGTGAGCCTCGAGGCCGCAAAGGAGCACCTTCGCGTGGACTGGCACGGGGACGATGATCTCATCCGCAGTCTCGTGCTAGCTGCTACGCAGATGGCTGAACACGAGCTTCAACGTGGTCTAATCACTCGTGATGGAGTCGAAGGATTCGGCACCAATGCTGAAGACATCCCAGCGGGCATCCGACAGTGGATCTTGGTTCAGGTCGCACACTTCTACGAACAGCGCCAGGCCGCAACTGCCGGAGAGCTCAAGCCCTTGCCATTCGTTAATGCGCTGCTTGATCCCTACAGGGTGTGGCTATGAATCTTCCGCAGATTGGCGAGCTCAACCGCCGCGTGAAGATCTTCTTCACCGTCCATCTCCCGGATGATCGCCTAGGCTTCTCGAAGGCGACAGCTCACGAGGATGAGGTCTGGGGGAAGATCGAACCCGTGGGCGCGACTATCTACTGGGGCGCGAAGCAGGTCGATTCCGGCGTGACGCACCGCATCACGGTACGTCGCATTAAAGGTCGCACTCGCCCGCAGGACTTCGCCGGGGTGGTTGAGCTTGAGGTTGACGGCATCCGCTACCGCGTGCAGCGCGTTGCTGATCTTGGCGGGGTCAACCGTTTCACTGTGCTTGACGTCGAGGAGAAAGCAAATGTTGGTTCAAACACGCGTCGATCCTGGATTTCGAACGATTGATTACGACTCGAAAGCGTTGCGTAAGCCACTCCGGAAAGCAGGTAATGACGTTCGTAAACTCGCCAGAAAGTTGATTTCGCGACGGTCTGTTTCAGAGGCTGGTGACTTTCCGGGCCGCGACTCTGGTGAACTGCAACGCTCTCTACGCGTCAAAGTGTCCCGATCAGGCTACTCCGTCGCGGTTTATCCGACGAAGACTCAGCGAATGCCGGTTTATTACCCGGCATTTGTCGTTTATGGGCACCGTGGTCCAGGATCAGAAACGCTGGAGCAATCGCGGCGTCACAAGAAACGACCAGGTGAGAAGGTAGCGAAGCCGCGTAAGAACTTTGTTCCAGCAGCAGCCGAGCAGTATTCAGGAACATTTCATGAAACGATGGCAAACGCGCTAGCCAATGCCATTAAGCCGGGGATTGTATGAAGCTGGATCCAATCATTAGCGCATTGCGGGAGCGTTGCCCTTCCTTTCACCAGAGGGTTGGCGGCGCAGCGCAGTGGGCAGGCCTTGAGCGCGCTGAAAATGCGCCTGTGCCTTTTGCCTACGTTGTTCCGCTTCGTGAGGATGCAGGAGCGCAGGAGTCCAATAACGGGTATTACCAGGTGATTACGAATACCTTCGGGGTGATCGTAGTCGTGCCGAACTGCGCAGACGAACGTGGGCAGGATGCCGGTCGGTGGCTTGAAATACTGCGTCCAGAGATCTTTCGAGCGATTCTTTCGTGGCACATGAAGCCCAAGGATGAGTTCAGCGAGATCGTCTACGAAGGCGGAGTTCTCATCTACATCGACGCGGCACGCGCTGCCTATCAGTTTGAGTTTTCTTTTGAGACCTACATCGATACTTCTGACACTTACCAGAAGGTCGAGCTCGATGCCCTGTCGCCGTTCGATGGCATGGATGTCGATGTGGACTGCATTGATCCGTCGATGCAGAAAGATCAGCCGGATGGCCGGCTCGAAGGACATATCAAGGTGGATCTATGAGTATTTCTTTCAATACCATTCCGAGCGGCATTCGAGTGCCGCTTTTTTATGCTGAGATGGATAATTCTGCGGCTTACACGCCGACTAATACTTCTCAGAGTTTATTGATTGGTCAGAAGCTTGAGTCGGGAACGGCCGAAGAGGGTGTGCCGGTGACAGTTTCGACTGTAGCGATGGCGAAGAAACTCTTCGGTCGCGGTTCGATGCTCGCACGTATGGTAGATGCCTATCGTACCGTCGACAGCTTCGGTCAGCTCGTGTGTATCCCATTAGCCGATGGTCAGTCTGCAGGTGCGGCAGCAGGTAAGGTCGAGATTACAGGAACCGCCCTCGAGGCCGGTACGCTCTCCTTCTACATTGGAGGCGAACGCCTGCAGGTGGCCGTGAAAGAAGGTGATACGGGTGCTCAAATCGCGATTGCACTATCAGACTCAATCTCTCTTTCAAAGGATCTGCCGGTTACGGCAGGTGCCGCTGACGGAATCTGCACGATTGCAGCACGAACGAAGGGTACGATCGGAAATGGCATTCAGCTTGCACTCAACCTTCGTGGTCTCATCAATGGCGAGGCGACACCTTCCGGCATTAGCGTGACAATCACGCCGATGTCTGGCGGAACGGTTGATCCTGAGATTGATCAGGCAATCGAAGCTATGGGCGACGAACAGTACGATTTCATCGGTTGTCCCTACTCGGACGCCGTCGTGCTCGATGCGTTCAAGACAGAGATGAATGACACATCGGGCCGTTGGTCTCCTTTCCGCCAAATCTACGGCCACGTGTATACCGCGAAACGCGGTACGCTCGAAGAGCTCAAGACCTTCGGCGCGGCTCGCAACGACCAGCACATGACGATCGTCGGCGTCGAGCCTTCGATGCCGACTGCGGTTGAAGAGGTGCTCGCGGCCTACGTCGCGCGCACTGCGGTCTTCATCTCGGCCGATCCGGCCCGTCCGACGCAGACTGGAGCTCTTACCGGCGTCATGGCCTCGCCGACGCAGAATCGGTTCATTCTCACGGAGCGCCAGACACTGTTGGAGAACGGCATCGCCACGCTCACGACTGTGAGCGGCACGGTGCAGATCGAAAGGGCGATCACGACGTATCAGAGGAACTCTATGGGCGACGCCGATGCGTCCTACCTCGACTCCGAGACGCTGCATACGTCTGCCTACGTGCTGCGCCGACTCAAATCAATCATCACGTCGAAGTACGCGCGCCATAAGCTCGCGAGCGACGGAACTCGCTACGGCGCTGGTCAGGCAATAGTTACACCGTCTGTGATCCGCGGCGAACTCGTAGCTGAATATGCACGTCTAGAGACCTCAGGCATTTGTGAGAACAGGGACCTTTTCAAGAAGTACCTCATCGTCGAACGCAATGCGGACAATCCAAATCGTCTCGATGTGCTATTCCCGCCAGACTATGTAAATCAGCTGCGTGTTTTCGCACTTCTCAACCAGTTCCGTCTTCAGTACGCGGAGGAATAACAAATGGGTAAGCGACTAGCAGGTACCTGCTATTTCAAAGTGGACGGTCAGCAGCTCGAACTGCAGGGGAACCTAGAGTTCCCAATGGCAAAAGTCACTCGTGAGACGATGGCTTCGACGGGGGGCCCAGTTGGCTTCAAGGAGACGATCGCTACGCCCTATATCGCAGGCGACTTCATTGTGACTTCTGACTTTCCTACTGAAACGCTCATGGAAAGTGAATCCATGACGATCACTGCTGAATGCGCAAACGGCATGGTTTACACACTTAGTGATGCGTGGCTTGTAGGTGACGCAGCCTTTAAACCTGTAGACGGAACGATCAGCCTTCGGTTTGAAGGACTGGATGGAGATTTGGCATGAAGTACGAATTGAAGCATCCGATTGAACACGCTGGCGAGAAGATTAGCGAGCTCGATCTGAAGGAGCCGACTACAAAGATGTGCAAACAGCTTGGTATGCCATACACAGTAGATCTTGACGGCATGCCTCATCTCAACACTGCTGTGTGCGCAGCTTACATCTCAAAACTCGCAGGGCTGCCGCCTTCGGTAATTGAGACACTCGCACTCAAAGACTTCAATGTGCTGTGTTGGATGGTGATGGGTTTTTTCGGGGAAGGGGCCGAGTAGAAGACATCCTGGCGCGATGCTTTGATCTCGCGTATGTGTGGAGGCTCGCTCCTTCGAAGACTATGAAGATGTCCTTTTCGGAACAGGATCTTTACGTGGCTCAATGGAATCGCATCGCAATGGAGAGAACAGATGGCGGGTAAAGACTTTAGATTGACTGCCGTTCTTGCGATCAGAGACGTTGCATCGCCAGTGGTCAAAGCGTTCTCCGCCCGATGGGTTGGACTTGCCAAAGTCATTCAGTCGACGAAATTCACGGGTCTCCAGAAGCAGTTAAGACTCTTCAATCGGTCTGTGATGGACGTTGCCGAGAACGCAAAAAACCTCGGCAGTATTGTCGGCGGTCCTCTTGCCGCGGCAGCTGGATCTGTCGGCTTCAGTATGCAACAGGCGGTCTCGAGTTTCACAGCAACTGGCGATGGACTCGACAAGATGAGTCAGCGCGTCGGAGTGGGTGTCGAACGCCTGCAAGAGTGGGGCTACGCGGCTGTGCAGGCTGGCGCTTCTCAGGAAACGCTTGAAGATGCGCTCAAGGATTTCGGCAAGCACATGACTGAAATCGCAACGGGGATGGACACGACATCGAAAGCAGCAACGCTTTTCGACGCTCTTGGCATCAAGATGAAAGATGCAGCCGGAAACATGCGCTCGGTTGAAGACGTTTTCCGTGACTTTGCCGACGCAATACAGAGAAACGAGGATCCGACGTTGCGAGCTTCGATGGCAATGGCCGTCTTCGGTGAGGGCGGTCGCAAGCTCTTACCGATGCTGACTGCTGGAGCTGCAGGGCTCGACGATATGAGTGCCGAAGCTCATCGACTTGGCATCGTAATGAGTCGGGATGCGGTGAAATCAGCTTCTGATCTGAGCACGGGGTTCACAAACTTACACCTTGTTGTGGCTTCAGTGGGCAACACAATAGCTTCATCATTAGCGCCGACAATCACACGCATGACTGGGCGTATCCAGACCATGATCGTCGCAAATCGGGAGGCTTTCTCTGAGAAGTTCGCCCAAGTTGCTGAGCGCTTCGCACAATCGCTTGAGAGTATTGATTTCGAAGGAATCGTGAGTGGGATCCTGGCTTTTGCGGATTACGCGATTCGTGCCTTCAATGCTGTAGGTGGGTTCAATACAGTCTTGTACGCGATGGGCGCGATTATGGCAGGAAAGACGATTATGGCTGTCGTCGCTCTCGGCTCGAGTGTGATGACGATGATTCAGACATTCAGCACGCTTGCGACTATCGCCCGCACAGTCGGGGTCGCTATGGCTGGTGCACTCGGCCCCGTCGGCTTCGTGATCAGCGCCGTTGCAATTGCTGCGGGGCTTGTGATCGCGAACTGGGATCGCATCTGGCCAGCAATCAAGGAAGGTGCTCAGGCCTGTGCCGATTTTGTCGCCGCAGCATGGGATCGTCTCACCGACCGATTTGGGGCAGTAGGTTCTTCGATACTTTCAACGGCTAAAGCAGTTTTCCGCGGAGATTTTCCAGCGGTGCTCCGCAGTATTGATGATGTCATCAAGAGCGTGTTCAACTTGCTTCCAGATTCGTGGGCGAAGGCTTGTACTGGTTGGTATGAGAGTGTCAAGAAAAGCGTACAAAATGTTGGTCGAATCATCCGTGACTTCTTCGCAAACTTCGACTTCGCCTCCCTCGTGCCTGACTTCGTGAAGAACTGGTTCTCGAGCGACTCGAAAACATCGGGCAGCACACAGTCCGCAACCGTGCAGCGGGTCGAGCCAGTGAACTTAACTGCATCGCAGCAGGTGAGTGGCCGCGTCGCGGTCGACGTAACTGCGACCGGCGGCGCATCGGCGGCGATCACTGACGCTCAAGGCGGTGGCGGCCTCGACATTCTTGGCTCCGTCGGTTATGCCGACCGGTACTCATACTGAGGTTTTGGATGAGTAAGTTCTCTGATCAGCTTCAGCCGGCAAGCTTTAGAGGTATACCCTTTGAGGTGACTGCGTCAGGTTTGAAAATTGGGCGCCGTACGGTGGTCCACGAATATCCTCAAAAGGATCAGCCATTTGTTGAAGATTTAGGGCGAGCGACGCGACAGATCACTCTCACTGCGTTCGTTATTGGTGATGACTATATCGCGCAGGCTCAATCCTTAATGGCAGAGCTGGAGGCTCCTGGGTCTGGCACGCTCATACACCCTTGGCTGGGCGAGATGGAGGTGACGATTACCTCCATCTCAGAGCTCAAATTTGATGCAGCACTCGGAGTTGCGTCGGTGGTAATCACCGCGACAGAGGCCGGCATTCTCGAATTTCCGACGATTTCGGTGGACGCTGAGAGTGAAGCATTCGATGTTGCAGATGCTGTCGAAGAGTCGGCTATTGATCGGTTTGTGATGTCGATTGATCTTAAGACGATCAACGAGTACATCGACTCTGCGCTTCAGGGTGACATTCTCGACTGTCTAGGGATCATAAGTAACTCGGAACTCTCCAAAATCTTCGATTTTGCTGAGGGAGTAGCTGAGACTGCGTCGAAGGCCATGTCACTGCTTTCAACTGATCCGAAGATCTTCGCGACGAAGCTCGCCGGTGCGCTAGGACTTTCGCGGTGGGCAACAACTGTTTCTGCGTGGCGCGGTGTGGCGAAGCAGCTCGAAAATTTGGTCGGGCACGACAAACTTTCGTCTGGCACTAAAGCTTACAGAAAGGTCGTTGAGGAAGGGACGACACTCTCGGATGTGCAGAAGACTGTGATGAAGAATCGTGCGGCGGTAGAAACGCTGACGCGTCAGCTTCTTATCGCGCAGATGGTCGGCGTGAGCGCTCTCGTGGGCTCTGACAAAGACTCTTCGGCGCCAGGCACGACGCTCACGACTAGGGACGATCTTTCCGAAATGACAGTTCATGTCAGGAGCTACGATGAACTCATTGAAACTCGTACGGTGCTTACAGAGGCACTCGATACGGAGCTTCTGCTCGAGACCAATGATGAGATGTACAAAAAGATCGAAGATGCCCGCGTCGCAGTCTTTGAGGTACTTACATCACGTGCAGATTTGCAGCAGCGCTTAATCACTGTGACGCCAACGGATGTTGTTCCTGCTGTGGTGCTTGCCTACGATTATCACGATGATGCAACTCGCGATTCGGAAATAGCACTCCGGAATGGGGTTCGTCATGAAGGCTTCTGTCCAGCGTCTCCGTTAAGGATTTTGAGTGAATGACTGACAACAGAGTTGAGGTTCGTATTGGTGGCCGCCGCTTTGGTGGTTGGAAATCTGTAAGAATCGAAACGGGTATCGAGCAGTTATCTCGCGCGTTCGCGCTGGAGGTGACAGAGAAATTCCCGGGCAGTACCGACTTCGGTTTTTTTCGAAACGGAGATTTAGTGCAGGTTTACATCGGCGATGATTTGGTTTGCACCGGATGGATCTCCTCGACACCAATCCAGTATGACGGGAAGTCTGTTAAGGTGCAGATACAAGGAAAGTCGAGAACGGTCGATTTGGTGGAGTGTTGTCCTCCATCAGCCGCATATGCGGTAGCGGGATCGAAGAACGCTTGGGTTGGTGTAAAGGGCAAAAGTGGCACAGCGATAACAACGACGAGTACGAATCCCGCAACTTCATGGAAAAATCAGTCCGTTTCCCAAATCATTGCGGATTTAGCGAAGCCTTACGGTGTAACTGTGAAAGATGAAGTCGGCATAGGTAAGACGCTCACAAATCACACAGTAAATCCCGGCGAAAAGGTATTTGAGTCAATTAACCGCTTGATTACGAAAGAGAACTTAGTCGTCATGGATGACGAACAAGGAAATCTCGTGATCACAGAGCCGGGGAGCGCCGGACAAGCGGCGGACGCGCTTGAATTGGGCGTCAACATACTTGCTGGCAGTTCGGCATTCGATTTCTCAAAGCGTTATTCGCACTACATCGCTGTTGGTCAACACGCAGGAATTGATACTGACTTTGGTCGATCTGCAGCGGAAGACAAAGGTACAGCAACAGATTCTGATGTAGGCCGCCTCCGACTTCTGGTTTTGAAGGATTCTGGTCAGAGTGGCGGGCAGATGTGTGCTGCGAGAGCTAACTTTGAAGCTGCATATCGCCGTGGAGTGTCTTTGAAAGCGTCATACACAATACAAGGATGGCGTCAAAGCGATGGCACTCTGTGGCGTCCTAATCAATTTATTCGTGTTGAAGACGAAATTCTGAAGCGCAGCGATTTGATGTTGGTGACAAAAATTATCTTTCAGCTTTCTGCGAGCGGAATGATTACAACTCTGGAAGTTAGTTTGCCGTCGGCATTTAAGCGAGATGTATCATCTCAAAGTAACGTGGTAACTAAGAATGCTTGGAAAGGTGTGAAATGAGGCGATTCGTTGCGGCATTAAGCTTAATTGCGATGGCTCAGGCGAGCTTTGCCGGTGCGTTTGTCTGTGAGAAATACATCAACAAGTACGGTCTGTTGAGTGACAGAAACTGCGTTTATCACAGCGAGCTAAATCCTAATATTGTGACGCCTCATAAAGACGGAGATATCAAGCGAATACAGGTGCAAGATGATCGGGTCTTTGTCGAACGCTACGGGCGCGACGGACAGGAAGAAGAGTGGCACGAGTCGTCAAAAGGTGAGTGGGTTCGCATGCACTGAACCAGTTACATACGAATATACGAATGAGGACGGTCGCAGAGATGTGGCCGTTTTTTTATGGGCAGATTGGATGATGTGCTTGCCCGCGGGACGGTATCCGCGGCGGACGGCACAAAAAAGATGCGCGTGGTGCAGGTGAGGCTGCTTGCAGATGAAGTACGCGACGATCTTGAGCACGTTGAGCCTTATGGGTTTACATCTGAGCCGCTTGACGATGAACAGTCAGAAGCTTTTGCAGCATTCTTCGGCGGCGATCGCAGCCACGGCATTGTTTTTTGTATCGCTGACCGGCGCTATCGGCTGACGAAATTGAAAGCCGGTGAAGTTGCACTCTATGACGACCAAGGACAGAAGGTGCATCTCACGCGCGATGGAATTGTGGTCCACACAGACAAACGGCTCGAGGCGACCGTCGGCGGCACACTGACCGCAACAGTGAGCGGTGCTGCGACTCTCAAAGCGGCTTCAGTGAAGATCGATGCTCCAACGGTTGAACTCACCGGCGCACTAAAAGTGGCAAAACTTATCACCGGCACCGGCGGCATGGCTATCTCCGGCGGCAGTGGCGCGGCCGTTACCGGCGACATCAAGGTGTCCGGCGGTGACGTTACTGCTGACGGTATCAGCCTGCAAAACCACACTCATGGCGGTGTGCAGGGCGGCTCAGGAACGACGGGGAAACCGCAATAGGCGAACCTGACAAAAAGCAATCCCGCATGGATGTGGCGTCCGTGCGGGATTTTTTTATCTGAACGGATGACTTCAGATGGAAGAAATTTTAACAAAAGGTATAGGGGCATTAGCCATGATTTTGCTGAAAGATCCCCATCCGATTCTCACGGTCAGAATTTTGCGGGCCACGTTGTGCTTGGCCTCGCTGATTACCTTGGTGGGATTGGCCGGTTATGTCCTTCATCTGCTGATCGAATGGTTTGCATGAGGAAACGGTCATGGAATTAATTCTCAATGGAAAGACAGCAGACATTTCTGACTTTGAGGCTGATGAGCTAGCGCAAGCTGTACTTATCAGCCTTTTTTCATGGCGTAAATCGGCTGCAGATGATGGTCCGGTAGCGCCATACCGCCAGGGTTGGTGGGGCGACACATTTGCTCAGGAAACTGGTGACCGGATCGGTTCGCGGCTGTGGTTGCTGCAGCGTCAGAAGATGCTTCCGCAGATGCTCAGACGCGCTGAGGCCTACGCCAAAGAGGCGCTTAAATGGCTCACTGAAGATGCCGTTGTCGCTCGCATCGAGGTGACTGCTGAGCGTAGCGATATAGATCAATTGACGCTCACAGTCGTTTGTTTCAAGCCTGACGACACGCAAGCGCTTGCCGCTCGTTTCCAAAACGTTTGGAGCTGACATGTCTTTTGAAAGACCAACTCTTTCGCAGATCATTAAACGTGTGCAGGCAGATGCCGAGAGCCGCATGGGAAAGAAGGCTATGCGCTGGTCGCTCGTACCTGTGCTAGTGCGAGTTATCTCAGGCGTTTCGCATGGTTTGCATGGATTTATCGCCTTCGTGTTGCGACAGTGCTTCACGACGACAGCAGAAGGTGCGTATCTTGAGCGCCGTGCGTCCGAATACGGTATCTACCGCAAAGCCGCTTCAGCCGCGACAGGTAAAGTCTCCTTCATCGGCGCTGGCACCGTGCCGGTCGGTACACAGCTTCAAGCTGAAGATGGCAGCGTCTACGTAACTACCGCAGCAAGTATCGATGGTAAAGCTCCTATCGAAGCTGCAGTGGCAGGTGCCTCGGGCAATTCTGAAGCCGGCATGGAACTTACGCTCGTCAGTCCTATAGCGGGGATCATGAGCATAGCGACTGCAGACGAACTTACTGGCGGCGCAGAGGCAGAGGACGATGAGAGCTTGCGCGAGCGCTTGCTTCAGCGCCAGAAAAGCCCGCCCAAAGCTGGGACAAGGGCGGATTACGTTGCTTGGACGCTTGCGGTCTCAGGTGTCACTCGAGCGTGGTGCTATCCCCAGGAGCTCGGTCAAGGTCATGTGACGGTGCGTTTTATGACAGACGGCATGACGTCAAACGGGATACCGACAGAGACGATGGTGAAACGCGTTGATGAGTACATCACTTCACAAATGCCGGTGACGGCAATATTGCACGTAGTCGCGCCAGTCCCGAAACCGCTCGACATCACGCTCGACATACTCCCGGACGATGAAGCCGTGAAGGCCAAGATCGAGTCTGCGATCGAGAGCGTTGTGCTCGCTGAAGCTGTCCCAGGCGGCGCCGTTTTGCGAACCTCAATAGATCGAGCAATTAGCGGCGTCTCGGAGGTGAAGAGTTATCGCATTGTGACGCCAACAGATGATGTGAGTACGGTCGTAGGAGAGATCTACGTTCCTGGCACGATCACATGGGTGTGATATGGCACTGACGGAAAAACATTATGCGCATCAAGTTGAGGCTCTGCTTCCGCGGGGCCCGATCTGGCATCGTCGGCAGGGCGGCATGCTTGACGCAATTCTGTATGCCTTAGCTCGAGAGGCTGCAAGAGTTGACGAGCGTGCAAATGCTGTACTTGAAGAGGCTGATCCGCGCTCCTCTATTGAGGAGCTTGAACGATGGTTCGACGAGTGGGGTATCCCGTCAGAGTGTCTCGCAGCGATTGCTGATCCATCTCGTGAACAAATGCGGCAGGAACTGCTCGCAAAGATCACTTCAAATTTGGGATTGACGGCTGCATTTTTCGAGTCGCTCGCCAGCACTCTCGGCTATCAGGCAAAAGTGACGACATTCACGGAGCACACAGTCGACAGCACAGTTGACGACGCGCTCTGGGACGAACAATGGACGACGGTGATGACTCTTGGCATCACTATCAGGTCCGACGGAAACGCAGAGTATTTCGATGTGACGTGGGGTGTTGATGAGCATCTTGCCCGATGGGGTAATGCACTTCTCGAGTGCATGATACGTGCGCTTGCTCCTGCACACGTATACGTAATTTTCATCTATGAGGAAGAAATATGACAGCAGGTTATTGGCAGGCGTCCGCGATCGATTCGCCGCCGTCGCTAAGCACTTTGAGTTCAAAGGGTTATCCAACGTCCGGCAATCCAAAAACCGGGACTCCCGCAACCAAACCAGGGGCTGCGTGGTTCTATTTGATAGATCAGATGCGCATCTCGGTGATTGATGCATGCGGCATGACGCAAGTCGAGCCGCCGAGCATCACACAGTTTCTTGAGGCGTTGCAGTCTTTCAAATGGACTAAAGATGGGGCTCTTGATGGTGCTGCGCTCAAGGCAGGATCAGTGAAAGAGCTGCATCTTGCTGAGCGAGCAGTGACAGCAAAGAAACTCGCAACACCTCTCGATTTTCAGGTAGGCGGTATAGCTATCCAAATTAAAGGCTACACGACTGCCGAACTGGCTCAAATAATTCCTGCAGATCGAGAAGTTGTACTGAATACAGAAACATGGACACTTTATGCGGGTGATGGCACTACGACAGGCGGACGACCGATTGGCGGCACAACTGCACAAGAAGTTGAATCTTTAAAAATAATTGTCACTCAGTTGACCCAGGCTGTTGCCAAGCTGGGTGGTGAAACTGTGAACATCTGAAGAGGTTGGCATGGCAACTCTTACTCAAATTTCTCAGGCATTGAATGATCTGCTCCCTAAGCTAAAGCCGTTGAGCATGCCAACAGGAATGCTTGGACACTTCTATTCAGTTCCTGATGGCTGGCTTCTCTGCAACGGTGCAGCTGTGAGTCGATCGACATACGCAGCGCTTTTCGCAGTTATTGGTACAAAACATGGCAGTGGTGATGGAAGTACAACTTTTAACTTGCCAAACTTAGCCAATCGTTTCGTCGAGGGCACAACCTCAATTGGGTCAGTCGGAACGTTTAAAAGCGCGGGCTTACCGAATATCACTGGAGAATTTGCCAATCACGCGCGAGGAATCGTGAGTAATGGTGCTGGTGCATTCCACCATGACGGGTTGTGGGATACATTTATCGATTGGGGATCAACTGGCAGCAATAAATGGTATGACGGTGTAGCGTTTAGCGCCGACCGATCAAACTCGGCGTACGGAAGTTCTTCAACGGTTCAACCTCCCGCAATTGCATTGCTTCCGTGCATTAAATCTTGATGCATGCAAGCAAAGCGATACTTGGCGGTTGGACTGTAGACGCCGATCCGTAGATCGATGAGACATTCGAAGCATCAAAGTAGACGAAGTTGTTTCCAGAGCTATTTCCGTTTGGAATCGTTGAACTTCCACTATGCGAAAACGCACCTGATGTCTGACTGATCCACGGCGTGCCGTTGTGAGAGCCAGTGATATTCGGACAGCCCGAATATAACTGGCACTTGGTATGCACGCGGCACTGAATACGATCACAGCAACGCAACGGGGGCATTCAGTACATATAAAGCGCCCGACAATGCCTATAACGGTCACTCAGGGGATTCTTACTATTACTGTGGGGTCGGATTTTATGCTTCAAGATCTTCGTCGATATATGGTTCATCAACTGTGCAACCTCCATCCATAGCACTCTTGCCTGCGATTAAAACTTAATGCAAGGCAGAAGGCTCATCGAGGGCGGTTGAACACCTGACGATCCCCCATAAGCTGACGACGAATAGCGAGCTGAAAAAGTCAGAGAGGCTGTAGTTACTAGACTGCCTGGGCCAAGGGTAGCGCTGCCGGTTTTTGAAAGCGAAAAAGCTCCTGAAGCCGTAGCGCTTGTATAGCCAACAAGATCCCCAGGAGAGCCAGTTATATTCGGTCATCAAAAGCACGTTTCTAGCCCTGCGGTCTGTAGCTTCTAAACGCAGGGCTAGGCACATGTCACATGGGGTGATTAGATCAGATCTTGTCCCGCTCAGGTTCAAGGATTCCATCGAGCATATCGGCTTCTCGGGCACAGCGCTTGATGAAGGTACTCCAGCGCGTCATAACTAGAACGCGTGCGGTGAGAAAGTCGCTTCTTTGGTAGGCCCGCGATACCGAAGAGCCAGCAACATGTGAAAGGCATGCTTCAGCGACTTCAAAAGAAATCTCTTGATCTGCCATCCACGATCGTGCCATCGAACGTAGACCGTGGGCCACGAGCTTTCCGGAGAGTTGCGTTGAATGCAGATACTTAGCAAGCGTTTGAGTGCTGATATGTTTGCCTGTTTGTTTGGCAGCGAAGATGACATCTCCTCTGGGATGAGGAGAAAGGCGTAGCTCAGCTTCGAGGAGTTGTTTCATGAAGACAGTGAGCGGTACACGGTGCATACGCCCCATTTTCATCTCATTGGCGGGGATCGTGAGGATGTCGCCATCAATCCATGAACGCTTGAGCTTTGCGTTTTCCCCAGGACGCAGCATTGAGCAGGTCGAGAAAAGGAAAAGAATTCGCATACGTACGGGAGCGAATTTCATCACCTGCATGATGTTTGGTAGTTCATGCCACTCCGGTGCCGGCATGGGCGTAACAACAGGAGCTGCAAAGACACGGCTCAAACGCTCGCAAGGATTGTGATGGATGTAGCCCGCACACACGGCGAGGTCAAGTATTTCACGCGTTCGCATGA